CGTGCCTTAACATGTTCTGGTGGTTCAACATGTATTCGACCGTGGATTGGGCCGTCACCCCCAGGCCGATCTACAAGGCGGACGATACCGGGCGGCGGTTTGGGTGGAAGTATTGCGCGGGTCCGGTTGGTTGGCGAGATATGGAACTGGCGCTGACTGGATTGCGTTGTTTCAGCGGCATTGACCTGTCGTCGATCAACGACCTGACGGCCTTAGTGCACTGGTTTCCCGTACAAGATGGGTTAGAAATACCGGCAGTTCTGGCTCGGTTTTATAAGCCCGAGGATTTGATCAAGGAACACTCGAAGCGGGACGTGCTTCCCTATGAAAGATGGGTGCTCAACGGCGCTCTTGAGGTGACGCCAGGCAATGTTGTCGACTACGCTTTTTTAAAGCGGTCGCTGTTTGGTGATGCCAGGCGGTTCGAAATCCAGAACATTGGGTGCGACCCATATAACGCGACCCAAACAGTGATTGAAATCCAGCAGGAAGGACTGCCGGTCGACTTTTTCCGACAAGGGTTCCTGTCCTTGTCGCCACCATCAAAGGAACTGGAGCGGTTGGTCATGTCGAATGGCCTGCACCACGGCAGTCACCCGGTCCTAGATCGGCATGCTCGCGTCGTCGCGGTTGAAACTGATGCCGCAGGCAACATCAAGCCAACAAAGGCCAGATCGTTCCAGCGCATTGACGGGATTGCTGCGCTGGTGAACGCCATCGGTGTCGCGTCGAAAGACAAAGGTGACGCCGGAAAACTGACAAGTGAAAAAATTATCGAACGGGGCGGGCTGATATGAGCACGAAACAGCAAGGACAGGCGAGCGAACATTGGTTTGATCGCCGCGACTTTATCGGTTTGGTCGGCGTGGGTTTGGTCGGTTATGGGGCATGGCTGGTCTATGAGCCTGCCGGTTTCATTGCTGCCGGGTTCATTCTGGCCGGTGTGGCAATCTTTGGAGTGCGCGGCTAATGGGTTTCCTGTCATCGCTTGGCCTGACGGTGACCCCAGCCACCGAATTCCGAGGGGATGCCAGCCCCAAGCACCCGCGTGATCCTGTGTTGGCGCAGATGTTTGGCGATCCAAGCCAAATATCCGTCACTCCGGATTCAGCCATGCGGGTCACTGCGGTTTATGCCTGCGTGTCGTTGATCTCCGAGACGATCGCGGGGCTACCCTTGCACGTTTACCGCAAGAGTTTGACGCCAGAAGGCGTTGAAACAACTGCAAAGTTTACCAATCATCCACTCTATCCAGTGTTACATGACATGCCGGTGCCGGGAATGACGTCGTTTGAGTGGCGGGAAACTCAGATATCTCACGTCGCATTGCGCGGTGATTCCTTTGCTCGGATCGTTCTTGGCGGCGATGGGCGGGTCATGGAGTTGCCGCCCATCATGCCGGACCACATTCAGCCGTTCAGAAACCGCAAGGGCCGGTTGCAATATCGCTGGTGGCCGGATGGCGTCGGTCCACAACGGATCCTGTTTGACGACGAAGTGCTGCGTGTGCCGCACAAGATGATGGACGGGGTGCATTCCCTGTCGCCGATCGGAACGCACAAGTTGACCATCGGTAACGCCATGGCGGCCAATCGGTTCCTGCAATCGTTCTACAAAAACTCGGCGCAGCCCAAAGGTGCGTTGACTTCAGACGAACCATTGAATGATGAAGCGGCCAGGGCACTGCGCAAAAGCTGGGAGGATCGGCACCAGGGGCCAGAGAATGCCGGGCGCATAGCGATTTTTGACGGCGGCATGAAATGGGAAGCCATCGGGATGACTATGGATGAAGCTCAATATCTGGAGCTGCAAAAGTTCAGTGTCGGCGATATCGCCCGGATATTCCTGGTACCACCGCACAAGATTGGTGAAATGGGCGCGGCGACGTTTTCGAATATTGAACATCAGGCCATTGAATTTGTGGTTGATACAATTCTGCGGTGGGTTCGCCGCCACGAAATGCGGTACAATTCATATCTGTTGTCAGCTGCGGACCGGGCTGCGGGGGTTTACATCGCCTTTGATATGAAAGGTTTGCTGCGTGGGGATGCGACTGCGCGCGCCAACTTCTATCGCTCTTTGTTTTATATTGGCGCGCTCAACCCAAACGAAATTCGCAAAGCTGAAGACATGAACCCCTATGAAGGCGGAAATGAATATTATGTCCAGAGCGCGACTACACCCATTGCCGGGCTGGATGGGATGGTGGGCAATGATCCGGCCTCTCTGGAAAAGGACAGTGCGGTCAAATCGATTGTGGACGATGCAATCGCGGCGGCACTGAGCAAATTTAAACAGAAAGGGGCCTGATATGGCTGAGAAGAAAAGACAGACCGGCGAAATCGAGCGCCGGATTTTCAATTGCTCGGGGTTGGAATTGCGGGCTGGTGACGGGGATGACGCGCCGCCGGTTTTGACAGGGTATGCGGCCATGTTCGACGAATTGTCCGAAGACCTCGGCGGTTTCCGGGAGCGGATCGCGCCGGGGGCCTTTGCAAAAGCGCTCGGTGGCGACGTGCGGGCGCTGTTCAACCACGATGGCAACCTCATTCTTGGTCGCACGAAGGCCAAGACACTGCGGCTTAACGAGGATCAGCGGGGGTTGCGGGTTGAAATCATGCCGCCGGACACTTCGGCGGCGCGTGACTTGATGACATCAATCGAACGGGGCGATGTGGACCAGATGTCGTTCGGTTTTAGCACCCTGAAAGACAGCTGGGACGATGTGGACGGCGAGATTGTCCGCACGCTGATCGAGGTGCGTCTGTATGACGTTTCGCCGGTCACGTTTCCGGCCTATCCGCAGACCGAAATTGCGCTGCGCTCAATGCAGGCCTGGCAGGCGGAAACAGCGGGCGATCCGGTGCCTGATTACAGCAATGAGCGCCGCAAACTGGACTTGATCGAAGTGGCGTAGCCCGGAGCGGTTCGCCGGTCCAACTCAATAGCAGAAAATTCACCAAGATCGCCCGTTAGCGGGCTCAACAGAGGTGCCTTGTTGGCCCTCTCATCATAAGGAAATCAAATATGTCTATTAAGGAACTTCGAGAAAAGCGTTCCAAGGCGATCAAGGAAGCGCGGGCGGTGCACGAATCTGCAGAGGCCGAGAATCGGGCTATGACCACCGAAGAGCAGAACGCGTGGGACCAGCACTATGCTGAAGCGGATGAACTGCGCAAGCGGATCGAAACCGAAGAACGCCAGCGCGAAGCCGAGCGCGAGCTGGAGGAAAACTTGGGCGAAGAAGAAGAGCGCGCCGGTGATCGTGGTGAGGATCGCGGCGAACGGCGCGGTCAGACCGACCATATGATGGCGACGTTCCGCAGTTGGCTGAGCAGCGGTGTCGTGTCAGGCGACGGTGCCGAGGAATTCCGGTCGCTTTCTACTGGGGTGGACACGAAAGGTGGATATCTGGTGGTGCCGGAGGCGTTTGTGGCGACGTTGCTGAAGGCGATGGATGATGAAACCATTGTGCGCCAACTGGCCACGGTATTCCCGATGCCATCTGCTGGGTCCATCGGCATTCCGACGCTTGACGCAGATCCAGATGACGCCGACTGGACGGAAGAGCTGGCGACCGGGTCTGAAGACGACACTATGGCATTCGGAAAACGCGTGATGCAACCGCATCCGATGGCCAAGCGGATCAAGATTTCCAACGACTTACTGCGCAACGGCGCTCTGCCGGTCGAAACGATTGTGAATATGCGCATGGGTTACAAATTCGGGATTACACAGGAAAAGTCGTACATGACCGGCAGCGGCAACAAGAGACCGCTGGGCCTGTTCATGGCCTCGAACGATGGTATCCCGACCAGCCGTGATGTGTCCTCTGACAACACCACTACAGCAATTACTGGCGATGGTCTTATCAATACCAAGTTCTCGTTGAAGACGGGGTATTGGAACAATGCGAACTGGATATTCCATCGGGACGTGATGAAACAACTGGTCAAGCTGAAGGATGGCGACGGACAATATATGTTCCGTGAAAGCCTGCGCTCGGGCGAGCCTGACATTCTGCTGGGGCGTCCGGTGCACTTGTCGGAATTCGCACCCAACACTATGACCACCGGTCAATATGTAGGGATGCTGGGTGATTTCAGCCACTACTGGATCATCGACGCTATGCAGATGCAGTTGCTTCGCCTGGGAGAACTGTACGCCGAAACCAACCAGACCGGCTTCATTGCTCGATACGAAGGCGACGGTGCCCCGGTTCTGGCCGAGGCGTTCGCCCGGGTTCAGCTGGGCTAAACCGAAAACCCCTCACAACACGGGCCACGTCTGGCCCGTGTTGCCCTTTTCCATTCTGAGACAATCGAGGTAAAACCATGAACAACCCCACACTATTGAACAACGTCGCCCTGGCGTACCTTGCTGGCGCGGTTGTTGCCGGATCCAGCATCGATGACAATTCAGCGATCATCGACATGGCCAGTCATGAAGGCGTGATTTTTGTCACCACGATCGAGGATTCGGTCAATACCGGCGTGGCCTCGTTGATCGTCGAACAGAATGCCGTGAATTCCGGCACTGGCATGGCCGCCCTGGCAAACGCGGTGGCGACATTGACCAGCGCCGCCAACGATGACCTGAACGGCAAACTGCTGGTGGTGGATGTCTATCGCCCGTCCGAGCGGTATCTGCGGGTAAATCGCACATCCGCCACGGCCAACATCGCCTTTGGGTCTGTTATGGCCATTCGCTATGGCCAGCGCAAAATGCCGACGCCGGACACCGCTGCGATCGGTGACATGGTGTCGGTCACGTCGCCGCTTGAATCGTAACTGAAACGTTTGGGTTGGTCGCGCTTTCTGCGACCAATCCAGAAGTCTATAATTGACGAAGGGATTTGGAAATGGACGTCATGATGCATTCAATCAAGGCTGGCCCAGATGGTTGCGCAGATGCTGGAGAAACCATCCGGGTCTCTCAGGAAGAAGGTGAGCGCCTGATCAAACAGAAATTCGCCACCAAAGCCACACCGCGCTTTCCGGCCCGCGAAATCGCGATGATAGACCCGGACGTGGCGGAGCAAAAAGAGCGGGAAGAGGCGGCGCGACGCCAGAAGGAAGCCGCCACCAAGACACCACAATCGGTTCAGGCAGCTTTGGCGCAACTTGATCCGGCTGAAGACGAGGACTGGACCAGTGATGGAAAACCCGCAATGGACCGCATCAAGGCCCTGACGGGCAGCGCGACGATAACTCGCGACGAACTGAATGCCATGTTCCCGGATTTTCGGCGCTTGGAAGCTTCGACAGCCAGTGAACAGAGCGCCCATCCTGCTGCAAGCCCCGCTGCCACCAACAGCGGTCCCCGCTCAAACAAGCCTTAACAGGGGGACAGTTCTGTGCAGCGTCCAACCTCGATCCAGTCATCACCACCTGCAGTTGACCTGATTACATTGGCGCAAGCCAAACTTCGTGTTCGTCGGGACGATGACGACGACGATGACGGGATCGCGTTGTTGATTGCAGCGGTGATTTCTCAATTGGACGGAACAGATGGAATCCTGGGCCGTGCTTTGATATCGCAGGTATGGGTCGACATTTGGGAAGGTTTTCAAGCCGGGAATCGGGTGTCGTTAGCTCTGGTGCCGGTCGCAAGCGTTGCTTCAGTCAAATATTTTGACGTTAACAACGTAGAGCAGACGCTGCCAGATACGTCTTACGGGCTGCATAAAGACAATACAGGTGGCTATTATCTGCGGCTCTCAAACGGGACGGCATGGCCTGCAACTTTTGAACGCGATGACGCTGTACAGATCACCTATTCAGCGGGCTATGGTGACCAGCCCGACGATGTGCCGGCTACCATCCGGCTTGCTGCGCTTGATCTGCTTCAGCATTGGTACGATTATCCTGAACCAGTTGTTGTCGGCTCGATAGCCAGCAAGATTCCCATATCGATTGAGTACAAATTGCGCCGGTTCATCCGGCCTCATTTTTGAGGTTGGTTTTGTGAAATCAACTGATCTTGATCGCCGGATCGTCATTGGCAAATCGGATGAAATTGATATTGGCCTCGGTGAAACAAAGGCTGGCGCTTTTGCCGCGATTGCCACGGTTTGGGCCGTCTATGAACCTGTCAGCGATGGTGAAAGGATGCGAGCGGCGGCGGTTGAACAAAAGACCGATGCGCGGTTTACGGTGCGTTATTCTTCGCTGTTGGCCTCGATTGATGGCACCTGTCTAATTCAATTTGACGGGTCGGATTGGCAGATCACTGGCGTTAAGGAAATCGGGCGCCGCCGCTGGCTGGAAATCACTGCCTGGCGGCAGGTGCTACCGGCAGCCTGATATGTCGGTGAGATTGAAGATTGAAGGCGCGGGCGACATCGAGCGTGCCTTGGAAAAACTGTCCCGTGTTGCCGCGAAAGGTGTCATGCGGCGCGCGATGAAAAAGGCGCTGCAACCCGTTGCCGAGGCAGCAGAGGCATCGCCTTTTCCGATTGCTATTTCAGGAACGCTGAGCCCCAGGCAACGCCGCCTCGCCAGAAAAGATCGCGGACCCAACTTGATCTCTCTTTATGTGGGGCCGGTGCAATCTGACGGATCGCATGCACCGCATGCTCATCTGTACGAGTTTGGTACCGGGCCACGGTACCAAGTGAAAACCGGCAAATACGTTGGTGTGCAGATGGCTGATCCGTTCATGCGTCCGGCTTGGGATGAGAACCGAGATGCGATGCTGAAAATCCTGCGGCGCGAAGTCTGGATTGAAATTGAGAAGACGCTGGCAAGGGCCGCGCGCAAAGCAGCAAAGGCGGGTTGATGGAAAATGATCTCTATGGTGCGCTTGTGCCGCTGGGGTATCCGGTCGCCTGGCTTGCATTCAATACGGACGTTGGGTGGCCGCGCATTACCCTGCAGCGGATCAGCACTGTCACCAGCTATTCACTGAAAGATCGCGTCGATATGGAGACGGCGCGCATTCAGGTGAATGTCTACGCTGAGAATTACCCCGAAATGAGAGACATTGCACGGCAGGTGAGCGACCTGTTGACCAGTTTTGTCGGCGGGTCGGTGATCCGCTGTTACGAGATATCGCGTCGCGATTCCAACACGGAATCCGGTGGCATTCGGTTTGGTTTGGCGACTGAGAACTCGAAGTTCAATATCAATCGGCTGTCTGACCTAGATCAGTCTGATACGGAGGAACAGGGGCTGGTTTACGAAACAATGTCTGCTATCCCCGGTATGACAGATGACATCGTCGATGCCATCATGGATGCGCTCGACAGCGATGACGATCCTCGTCCCAGAGGATCCGAACTGGGGGACTACGAATCTCTCGGCATCTACGACGCGATTCCCAATGGTCCGTTTGATTCCATCGACCAGTTGCTGCAGGTGGCAGGAGTGACGCCGGAATTGTTCTATGGAGAAGACGCCAACCGCAATGGTCTGTTGGATCCCAGTGAAGACGATGGCGACAATTTGCCGCCCGCCGACAATTCTGACGGGGTTCTGGATCTCGGTTGGCAAAATTACCTCACCGCCAGCAGCCGCGAACGAAACACAGCGCCCGACGGCGAATCAAAAATCAATCTCAACCAGGGCCAGATGACCGAACTGTACGACGCCGTTGAAGAACAACTGGGAGAAGACGCCGCCAACTTTATCGTCGGCTATCGGTTGTCCGGGACGGAGTATGCTCAGAAGGCGTTTGAGCAGCCCGAACTGGATCCGACGGGCGAAGTCACACGAAACGGCATCGACCTGACGGTGGTTCCTGCCTGGCAGTTTACTTCGGTCTTTGAACTGGTTGGTGGCACCACCAACGAAGTCAAAATGTCATCGGGAGTGAATCAATCGTTTGAAAGCCCGTGGGGGGAAGACTCAAGTACTCTGCTGAATACTCTGCCCGACCTAGAAGAAATCTTCACGGTCACCGATGACGCGTGGATTGAAGGCCGCATCAACATCAATCAGGCTCGCAACGAAGTCCTGCAGGCGATTCCGTTCATGCCAGCCGGTGCCCCGGATTCTATCATTGCAGCTCGACCGGCGGTGAGTATTCAGGGATCGTCGGCTGTGATGAGCAATCGTCGATCGGCGGCGTGGCTGGTCGTGGACAAAATCGTGGAACTGGAAACACTCCGAAAAATGGGTCCGTGGATTACGACCGGAGGAGACGTATTTCGCGTTCAGAGTATCGGTCATTACGACCAGGGCGGCCCGTCGATTCGTCTGGAAGCCATGATCGATGCCACAGAAGATCCGCCGAAGGTGACATTCATGCGAGATCTCACTCATCTCGGACCGGGGTATCATCCATCCCTGTTGTCCGGAGAAACGGAGTGATTCGCCAGTAAGGGTCGCTCAATTGGACACCACCTGTTGCGTTGTGCCTGTTATGACACGACGATAGCCAGTGGTCTTGATTTTCTGACCTTCGACTTTCTGACTTTCCACTATGCCTGCTCTCGTCATTGAATGGGACCGCGATCGCCTGATTGTGGTTTCCGGCAAACCTTCCGCCAGCAGTGTCACCGTGAGTCATGCGATTACGGTGCCCCGTGGCAGCCAGCCGACTCCGGAAGCACTGGGGGAAGACCTGCGCCAGGCGCTTTCAGCTGCTGGTGTCACGAGTGACGCGACGACGGTTGTGTTACCGCGTTCGCTGGTCACTCTTCGTCGCATTACATTGCCAAACGTTAGCGACAACGAACTTCCGGACATGGTGCGTCTGCAGGCGGCCACTCGTCTGACAGTGCCAATAGAATCCGTCTGCATGGACTTTGTTCCGTTGCCGCGTCACGGCGATGGGCGAGACGTTCTGCTGGCGACTGCTCCGATTGAGCAGATCACCGATATCAAAAAAACGTTGCGAGTCGCTGGCCTGGAACTGTCCGGCGTGCAGGTGAGTTCATTCGGAATCGCCGCTGCATTGGCTCACGCTGGCGAGCTGGGGCTTTTACGCCGCCTGGGACTGGCGCTATTACGCCGAGAAGCTGCGCCAGCGCCGCGCCGCCG